AAATTGATGGCTGCGAGGCTGATGATATTATTGGTGTCCTTGCATATAACACTCAAGAGTTTGGCCAACATGAAAACGTCATGATTGTTTCTGCTGATAAAGATTTTGTACAATTGCAAAAATTTGACAACGTTTCGCAGTTTTCGCCTATGCAAAAGAAATATATAAAAGTAGAGCATCCAAGAAAGCAATTGCTAGAATTGATTTTAAAAGGTGATACATCTGATGGCGTACCCAATGTATTGTCAGGAGATAACGTGTTTGTAAACGGCGATAGACAAACTCCATTGCGCAAACCAATTATGGAAGCGCTTATGGAAGATCCATCTTCTCAAGGCCCTGAAGTTCTTCGGAATATTCAGCGCAATCGCAAACTCATTGATCTGATATCTACTCCACAAGATCTTAAAGATCAAATTCTAGACAGTTTTTATTCCCAAGATAAATACGAAAATAGGAGTAAGGTTTTTCCTTACTTGGTTGAAAAACGTTGTAGACGTTTGATCGATGACATTAAGGATTTTATTTAATGGTTAATAAAGTATCATTACAGGTTTACGAGATTATTGAAAAAGCACGTAAAAGTAAAACTCGTAAAGAAAAAATTGAGGTGCTACAAAAGCATGAATGCTGGGCACTTAAAGATATATTACGTGGAACATATGATGAAATTGTAGTTTGGAACTTACCACCAGGAACGCCTCCATATGAGCCTGCAAAGGAGGAAAGCGTTCCATCGACATTACACCGTCAGCATAAGAAAATTGCTAACTTTGTAAAGGGTCTTGCGGGTGACAAGATATCCGGAGTAAAGCGTGAGCGACTCTTCATTGATATGTTAGAAGTGATTCACCCTGCGGATGCAGAGCTTTTAATTAATATGAAAGACAAAGAAAATATAGGAGGAGGCATTACAAAGAAATTGGTCCAAGAAGCTTTTCCGAAACTAATAATAAAATAAGGTAAAAACAGGAGATTGCATGACTGCTCAGTTTAAAAGACTCGAACAAGATGTCGTTGAACTAGAAACTTATATTCAAAAACTCAAAGAAAGAAAGAGAGTGGACGAAGGATTAATTGGAAAATTAGTCAAGAAAAAACGGTTTTTAATTAACCATATAACTGAGAAACAATTATTGATGCAATAGGAGATTAGCCGGCTGGGGTTTTCTCCAGCCGGAGCAATCAAGGAAATATTATGCCAACGTACACATTAAGAGATAATAAAACAAATGCCCAATGGGATGTTATTTGTTCTTGGGCAGAGCTACAAATTATTTTAGATGAAATGGAAAACACTAGTCAAGTCGTAACCGCCCCACTAATTGTTGGTGGAGTAAAAGATGTTCGATCAAGAGTTCCAGATGGATTTAAAGACGTATTAAGTAGAGTAAAATCAGGTTCAGCAAAAAGTAATACGATTAATTCATAATGCCAAAAAACAATTCATTAACAGTCCGGCTTGATGACCTAATGGAATACGAGCCTATCACTATCAATCAGCAAACCGCGTTTGAGGCTTGGGATGAGGGTGATAATTTACTTTTAACAGGATCAGCGGGTACTGGTAAAACATTCATTGCAATGTTTATGGCGCTTGAAGAACTGTTAGACACAGATAATTATTATCGCAGAATAATTGTTATTCGATCTGCGGTACCAACAAGAGATATGGGATTTCTGCCAGGAACTGCAGAAGAGAAAAAGCTAATGTATACGCTTCCATATAAGAATATTTGTTCTGAGTTATTTAATGACAAAACATCTTGGAGCAAAATGACCTCAGCTGGTCAAATACTATTTGAGTCCACATCGTTTATCCGTGGTTCAACCTTTGATGATTCAATTATTATTGTAGACGAAATGCAAAACTTAAACTTTCATGAATTAGATTCTGTAATTACTCGGGTTGGCCGGAATTCTAGAATTATTTTCTGTGGTGATTACCGCCAAACTGATTTTAGATTTGACGATGAAAAAGAAGGCATTTTTAAGTTTATGAAGATCATGGAACAAATGAAAGATTTTACAATGGTCAATTTTGGTTGGGATGATATTGTTCGCTCTGGTCTAGTGAGAGATTATATTATGACAAAAGAAATGCTGGAGATAGACTAATGGTTATAATTTGGGGAACATCCACTTGTTCTTATTGTAAAAGAGCATTAAGTTTGTGCGAACAATATGAATTAAAATCTAAATATATTTTAATTGATACACCAGAAAAACTGCAAGAATTACATGATATTGCTCCCGGCGATACACACACGGTACCTCAAATTTGGTGGAACAATAAATACATAGGTGGATTTAACGAATTTCAACAAGAAATTGAAAATACTAGAAACTTTGGACAGGAAAAAATCTAATGGCTAAATTTAGTCGTTTTGATTCTCGTAATAAAAAAAGCGGTAAGCATAAACAGCAATCGCAAGAGCGGGATGTTAAAATTAAAAATGTGCAAAAAACTAAAAATAGTTATGTACAAAAGGCTAAAAATATGGTAGAATACAAGTATAATGATGAAGGAGTATTCTATGAACAACCTAGACAAAGTGATATTGACAGACTGTGACGGCGTCCTACTTAATTGGGAATACGCATTTACTGTCTGGATGGAACGCCACGGATACGTGGTTGACGGTAACAATCCAGATGCATATGACGTAGGCGATCGTTATGGTCTTTTGAATAGTAAGAAAAAAGAGCTGGTAAAATTCTTTAATGAATCATCAGCAATTGGTTTCTTACCACCTCTTCGTGATGCAATGTATTATGTCGACCTGCTACACCGTAAGCATGGTTATGTTTTTCATATGATTACTTCTTTATCATTAGACCCATTTGCTCAAGATTTACGTATTAAAAATACTAAAAAACTATTTGGCGAAACTGCTTTTGAACGTTTTATATTTGCTGACACTGGTGCAGATAAGGATGAGGTTTTAGAACCATATCGTAATACTGGACATTTATGGATTGAAGATAAAATAGAAAATGCTGAACTTGGAATTGAATTAGGCCTTGAATCAATCCTTATTGAACATGGCCATAATATGCATTACGATAAAATTCCATTAATGCAAACATGGAAAGATTTGTATGACTATATCGTTGGATGATAATCTAGAACGTTTAGAACAAGACCTTGGCGTTAAGTCATATAATCTTGTTTCTAAATCTGTGATGTTTTCATCTATGCTAGATTTGGATCGTGGATATTTACGTAGATGCGAAACCTTAATTAAACAGCATGGTGATACTTTAAAAAATAAAACTAATTTAATATCACCAATGACTGATTGGTGTTATATCATAGATGAACCTCATTTTCATCCGTTACTTGATGCTATTTTTAAGAAATTTGAAAGCGTTATAGATTCAGAGGCTATGGCTCAATTAGAGCTTACACAATGCTGGGGAGCTTATTATAATAAAACTGATCATGCTATTCGCCATGACCATAAAGAAGCTGAATGGTCTTTTGTATATTACATAAATGCTGATAAAGGATCTTCCACCTTTGACATTCATGAGCATTACGAGCCATTCGACGCAGCTGAAGTTACTCTAAAACTAGAAGTTGAAACGAACAAACTTATATTTTTTAGAGGACATGTCCAACATTCAGTTTCTCCACAAAAAAGTGATGGAGAACGTGTTTGTATTGCTGGAAATCTTTTGGTCAGAAAACCGTGGTAACTAATATTGGAGAGACTTTGACTTTTTTTGAAATTTTAAGAATTAGATCTGAATACGAAGAAATTATAACGTATCGTAAATCTTACAATTTACCTACACTTAATAGCGATATAAGTAGTTTAAATTATTTTATTAATGAAGGCTATAAGAAAAATCGCCTCAGAAAAAACTCACAGAAAGCTCTGGACTTAGCTAAACAAATTGTGAATTATAATGAAAAATCTAATATTCCAATACTTCATTCCATATGAAGGCCGTGATACTTATCTAAATGAAACTGGAATTGGTTTTCCATCATGGGTAAATATTGGCAAAACCTCAGCCGAAAAATACGCCAAAGAAATTGGAGCTGAATATAAATTTAGCGACCAAAAATATATGTTCTCAACACTTAACGTGTTTGAGTCATTACGCGTAATATATGATAAAAAGTTTGATGAATACGATAATATATTAATTCTTGATATTGATATGATAATCAATACAAAAGAAAATATATTTGATATTCCAGTTGAAGATATAGCAATGGTGCATGAGCAGGGGTGTCGATGGCGAACTCCTGTTCCTGGTGCTTCTTTTGATGATGCCTTTTGGAATAGATATTTTAATCATCCACGCTTTGGAGTAACATCATATGCTAAGCAATATTTAAGCAAAGATTTTAAATGGCAAAAATCTAAATTATTTCCTGAAGAACCATTTGCTATGTATAATGGTGGATTGCAATTATGGACTAAAGAGGGTAGACTTAAAGCACGTAAAAAAATTCCACGAAAAAGTCATGACCATTTTAGAGAATCAACAGGTAAAACTGAAACGCCATATTTGAATATGATGCTTTTCCATCATAAATTTAATATTACTGAGCTTCCAACAGAATTGAATAAGTTAAATTTTCAATGGGCTAAAGATGGCGACTACGGAAAAATTACTCATTTTAATGATGTTGTAAAAGATAAAATGAAAACTCATGGCTTCTAATTTAATCTATCAATACTACTTACCATTTACTGGACCTGATAAAGGTGTTATTAAAGAGGAGTCCAACGGATATCCTTTCTGGGCCAACTTAGGTGTTGCTTCTGCAAGAAAATATGCAAGCAGTATTGATGTACAATATGAGCTATCAACTAAAGTAACTATACATGCACCAAACCAAAACCTAGAAGCATGTAGAGTTTTTCTTGATCCGTATTTTGACAAGTTTGATAAAGTGCTTATGCTTGATATAGATACTCTTGTAAATACTAAAGAAAATATTTTTAATCAAAAAATTAAAGATATCGGCATGATTCAAGATGGTGGCCCTGGAAGCCCACAAAAGTTTATTC